AGTAGGTGAGGGATTCTTTATACGATGCAACACAAAATGCAACATGAAGCATGAAAAAGCACGTATTTATGCCGTTTTTAAGCAATAGCTTACGGGTTCAAGTCCTGTCACCCGTACCAACGTAAAAACCGCGTAACTAGGTCAAATGGCTTGGTTACGCGGTTTTCTTTGTGTTATATTTGGTTCAAAAATCCTAGAAAACAGCCTAAAATCCTATAAAAATGCAACACATGCAACACGAAATGCAACACGGATTCTCTTTTTACATATTTACAGTTCCGAAAAGTAGTCTAACACAATTTTATCATTTTTTGTCTTTTGGTCGTCTAGTGCATGGGTATAAATTTTTTGTAGTGTTTCTCGTGACTTCCACCCTCCGCGCTCCATAATGTATATATCTGGGACATTTAACGCATGCATTATGGAAGCGGAGTAATGCCGTAGCTTGTGAATTCCAAACTTTTCGGTGGTGACTTTATCTCTCAATTCCGCGAAAGCATCAGTGATTGAGTTTGGAGTAAGATTTACTACTCTTTCTCCTTCTTGTAGTCCTTCTCTTAACAATTTCATAGTTTCTGGTGGAAAATCTATAGTACGTGTACTTTCTTCGGTTTTAGGTAGCTTCACAACCCATTTTCCGGCAGAATCTTTTACCATAGCTTTATCCACTTTTACGGAGTTTCCCACAAGGTCGCTTTCAAGTAAGGCGCTTATTTCTGACCGTCTTAGTGTACCAATGGAGGCTAAAATAATAGCTTTTAGTAGGTCAGGATTGGTGCATGTGTCCATCAAAGATTTTATCATTTTATCATCGGGGACGTAGACTTTTTTCTTTATCTTTTGTGGTAACGTTGTGCTTACCTTAAAATTTGGCAAAAACATTGATAAAACAGATACCAAAAGCCCATGCATGTTATGAACCGTTTTGGGTGAGTACAGCCCTGCTGCGTGGTTGACCGCAACTTGAATATTTTCTTGCGTTATTTTTTGTATGGGAAGCGGCATAAGCTCTGGAAAATCATGTTTTTGTTGTCGTTTGTACTCTCTAAGAGTTGACGGGCTTAGAACGTTGTTTTTACTTTCGATATATCTTGTATACCCGTCGTATAAGGTGATAGAGTGAGTGCTTGACCTCGTTTTTTTATTCAAGCTATAGTCAGCAGCCAAAAACTCTGCTTCTTTCTTTGTTTCTGCTGTAAATGATTGATATTTTCGCTTACCGTTACTGTCTGTATAGTCATATACTAAAGCTCTCCACTTACCAGACGGTAGCTTTTTAGCCTTCGCCATTACTGTACCTCCTAAAAAAGGGCGCAAAAAAGCAGCCCCTTGATTTTTACGGGCTGCAATGGTACAATATTTTTGGTACTTTACTGTACTATGTAGCCCTAGGGTTATATAGTCAACGTCTCTATCCTGCGCCAACAGGGTAGGGGCGTTTTTTATTTTTACTTTATTTCTGCCAGAGATTCCGATATTTGCTTTAAATTTTCCTGAGTGGCATCATCGTCTACGGCTTCAACTCCACGATACACATATTTTATAGCTTGCTCGGTATCCATACCAAGTTTCGCTATATTCTGGGAATACTTAGTGCTGTTCTCTTGATGACGATATTCCAGTAAATAGCCATAGTACATAGCTTTTTCCATTGTGGCATTATCAGTATAAAAATTTGGATATGTGTTCCGGATAAAGTCAATAGCAACGTTGTCCGATACCGCCGTAGACTTAGAATCATCTTTTGCCACTTTAGATATGTAATCTACCATTTCCGTGGTATTTGCAGTCGGAGCATTATCGTATGGTATTGGATTGTTTGGGTCCACAGCACGACAACCGACAAGGAATAGGAGAACCGACCCAAGGACAAAAGCAAAAATCAAACTTTTCTTTTTCATTTCATTTTCCTCCAACAATTGACATTTTTAGCCAATCTAGTATAATATTTTTGGAGTGATGACATGCACTTCCATTCAAACCGTTCACTATGGCAGTAGTGGGCGGTTATTTTTTACTGGAAATAAAATCTTTAAATTGAGAAGTAACTTGTCGTTCTAGCGGATGCGCTCCAAAATTGTTGCGCTTGTAAAGCTCTGTGAGCCTTTCTAAACGGATTTGGGCGGATGTATAGGACACATTACATATTTGCATTATCTCATCTACAGTAGTCACGTGGAGCTTGGCAAGTACACCAGCTGGCATGAGTAGGTCACGAGCAAATATATTGGCTTGTATCTCTGTGGGGGACTGATTTTCGTCCACCTCGCTATTTCGGTATATAATCGGATTAATCGGGTGGTCTAAAACGATGTGTCCAATCTCGTGGGCCATAGTAAATCTTCGCCTTTGAGTTGTACCTTTCCGTTCGTTAAGATATATAGCTTTTTTATACCCTACCAGTGTAGTAAATCCATCACTGCATCTCAATTTCGGACTATCTGTATCAAAATCCGCATCGCAGTACAAAAATACATTAATGTCAAGAGTTTTTAAAATTTGGTTCAAGTCCACAGGCAAACTGGAAATGCCAGCGTTTAAGAGTATCTCCCATGATAAATTTCTTGCTTTCTTGTAGTCTTCATACATAAATAACACCTCAAGGACATTTTAATCCTTTATGGTGCTATTTTCCTTAGGGGATTTTTGGTAATTTAGATGATTCCGTCTGGTAACTCTTTTCTGCCACCTTTTTTAGCAAGCTCTACGAGTTTTTCGTACTGTTCTTTCGTAAGCTCTAGTGTAGAAGAACCGTCACGTGCGGCTATGCCAATAGTAACAGTTTCTTTTTGTTTATCGCTGTTTACTTTATTGGGATAATCCACGGGCTTTGCTTGTTCGATTTGAATTTTTCCTATAACTCTACCTTTACATTCGATGTTGTCCTCGTCATTAAAAATGATATCTTCATAGGCTGGATTAAGTGACACAAGGCGGTCTGTTTCTCTCTTTTTCACAAAGCCCTCGTTATTTAAAATAAAAATTCCTTCTTCTCCAACGCTTACATCATGCTGACGTTTTATCAAGAGTCTATCACCGTCAGAATATTTAGGTTCCATACTATCACCAGATACACGTAAAATAAAATCCGCTTTTCTTGTTTCCTCTGTGCTTGGCACTTCCCTTGTGATAGTTTGGCTGCCGTCTCCCAAGTAAACACCTTTACCAGCCGATACAGGTTGCTCAAACTCGGATAGAGTGATTATATTACTTATAGGTATTACTGGCGTTCTGATGGCTTCTACACGCTCGTATTCCACATTTAAAATACAATCAACTGCTTTTTTACCGTGCTCGTCGAGAGTGCGGTATTTTTTTATGTGTGCTTGTTCTGTAATAGTGAGAATTGGAGTTACAGAATCTGGCGTGTTAAAAAAGTAACTCGCAGGAACATTTAATGCCCCACAGATATATTCTATCGTGTCTACATCTGGCTTACTTACATTATTTTCCCAATTACTGATTGTCGTATTAGTGGTATCTAAAATCTTTGCTAAGTCCGATTGTTTAAGTTTAGCACTAATACGAGCTTTTTTTAATTTATCACCAAACATTCTATTTCCCTCCGTGATGTTATTTTACCATATGAAAGTAACAAAGTAAAGGAAAATATCCAAGAAAATTGAAATTTATTTAGAAAATCACTTGACATTTCAATAATATTGAATTAATATATGATTAAAGTCCAAGAATGTTGGACTAAAGAAAGGCGGTGAGGATATGACAGTAGCTGAAAAGATAAAGCTGTATTTGGTTGAACATAAAATAAAGCAGTCTGTTGTTTCAGATAAAACTGGAATAAATAAAGATAAGCTTTGTCTTTCTCTAAATGGAAAGCGAAAGTTAAGTTCTGATGAATTCAGCAGTATAGTCTCATTTTTAGGAGTATCCGCAGACTTATTTATTGTGCCAAAGAAAAAACACTAAAGTACCCCAAACGATTTATTTCAAATTAAAAAAAGAAAGGAGTATGAAGTAACATGGAAGAAAAGAAAATTGAAGAAATGACAGAAAAAGAAATCCTCCGCCAACAACTGGAATTACTGGCGAAGGTTTCAAAAGATACGGCAGATGAAATGCTGCCACGATTAAGCGAGAGTATGTGTCAAATATACAGCTTAATTGAAAGACCCAGCATTTTTCCCAACTATTTACCTAAAGAAGAAACGGAAGAATAGCAGTTTTGCAAAAGAGCATCTAGCTCATCACCAGACATTGGCTTTTTGATAGGATTATTTCCACCGGAAGCGGAAAACCACGCAGAAATGTATGCGCAAGCTAGTTCAACAGCTAACTCTTTATCAGTTTTCTCCATAATAATCACCTCCTCCCCAATAAATTTTACCACTATATGGGAGAGAGGGCAATTAAAACAAAAACAGAGAAGGATTGGTGAACTAGTTTCACATAAAATGTTAATTAAAATCACAGAAAGGAGGTGAAAGAATGCAAACATTAGAAGAAGCAGAATCATATTCAAAGGTTCTTTCCGATGAGTTGGAACATGCAAAGTTGCGATTGAGTTTATCGGAAAAAGAAGGAAAGAGGATTATCAAACAACAAATAAGGGAGATTAAGAGAGATATTCGGCGTAATTCTATGAAAATCAGAGATGTCAGTCAAGAAAAATCACTTTATGCTTAAAAATAGGACACATGTCTTAAATTTAAGATTTACGAACCAATATTTAAACAACAGCATAGATAGTGGTATAAAAAATCGCCTTAAATCGACTTTGTTTCTTTTAAGAATTGTTGAGATAATTAAAGCAAGGAGGTGAAAATCATGCCAAAAGTAACATACGGAAAAGACCTTATTCTTGAAAAGAATAGAAAGCAAGCATCGGCTGTGATAGAACACTGCATGCAGAAAAACGGTTTAAATGCAAAAGAACTGGGGGTTAAGTTAGGTGTATCCAGAAGTACAGTTAATGAGCGCAGAAAAGACGCTTCTAGGCTAACACTCAAGGAACTATGCGCCTTATACAAGGCTATAGGCATAGAATTCAAGCTACCACAGGTAGTGATAGGAGATGACTAAATGAAGAAAATATTTGATTGGGTGACAATCGGACTAACTTTTGCCTTGACTATATCAGCCCTTGGCGTAGTCGGGAGCTTTGAGCAAGGCAGGCTTGATACAGCAGGTTTCTTTATAGGACAAGCCGTATGTATAGCTGGTATCGCCTTACTTGCAGTAGTCCATCATCTTTTGAGTAAAAAAAGAAAAAGCCCCAGAGGAGAGGCAACTCCTACTAAGGGCAAGGAAAAATATATACATAGAAAGTATAGCAGATAGGAGAGTGTATGTCAAATGAAATATGAAGACCATCCACTTTTTATAAAACCTCCATTAATCGGCTATCAAGGAATATGCAAAAATCGTGATGTCGGGCTGGTATATAAAGAGGAAGCCGTGGAGTATGCCATGAGTAAGCTAGGATATAAGAAAAACCCATATGCAGAGCCAGATGAGCAGATGACAAAAGAGTTTGAAAGTATGCTTGTTGAATGGTTTTATAGCGGAGATTGGATAGAGGTACGAGAGGGTGGAGAAAATGAGTGGTAAAAATATCTTTCAGCGAATATCTGCTGTAATGCAGGATGTACAGTATCTTGCAAAGGACGACCAAATAGAGTTTGGCAAGACAAAATACCGAGCGATTTCAGAGGAAAAAGTTACAACAACCATAAGGAAAAGTCTGATTACTCACGGTATCGTCATAGTACCAGTGAAGCAAGAGCACAGCAAAGACGGCGTTTTAACTACGGTTGATGTTACATACCGCATCCAAAACGTAGAGGATGAAAACGACTATATAGAAGCTGTGTCCAGTGGTACAGGTGTAGACACACAAGACAAAGGTGTGGGTAAAGCCATGACTTATGCATATAAGTATCTTCTTTTACGCACCTTTGCGATTCCTACAGGTGAAGACCCTGACAAAATTTCAAGCGCGGAGCTGGATGACCGATTCAGCCGAGAGCAAAAAGTTGAGTATATAGACGATATAAAGAAAAAAGTACTTTTGGATTCTCTTGAGGTTGTTGGAAGCGATATAGAAAGCACTCTAAAATATTTCCAAAAGAAATATCCAAATACCGCACCACACTCTATAGATGAAATCACTTTGGAGCAGTTCACTCCATATATAAAGGCTTTGGAAAAGAAGAAAGAAGCTATTGCAAAGGAGAGTAAAGGTTGAGCAAGTCTATCATACAGAAAGATAAAGTTTGTTATATCTGCGGTACAACTGCAAGTCTTGAAGAACATCATATTTTTGGAGCTAGTAATCGAGGAAAAAGTGAAAAGTACGGGTTAAAAGTGTACTTATGTCACAAGCACCATAACGAAAATATCCCAGGTGACCCAGGCGTACATCACTCAAAAGCGTTGAGCGTGTGGTTGAAGCAAATCGGACAAAGAGCTTTTATGGGCATGTATCCCGAGAAAGACTTTTTAAAAGAGTTTGGGAGAAACTACCTATGAGTGGCGTAGAACTTATGCAGGAGTTATCTGCAAAAGTATCTTTGTTAGACAGTGCTTTGCAGCAGCTGGGTAATAGAGGCAGGGCTTATGCAAAAGCAGAGCAAGATTATAGGGTGTCTCTTGCAAAAAAGATACTGGAAGAGCGAGACAAAGGCACTCCTGTAACGATAATCAGTGATATATGCAGAGGGAATGCGGAAATTGCAGGGTTAAAATTCAACCGAGATGTAGCGGAAACGTCATATAAGGCAGCTTTGGAAGCATGCAACGTTTACAAGCTGCAAATCAAAGTTTTAGAAAATCAGATTGACAGAGAATACAGGGGGTAGACATGAATACTGTTGTTTTAATCGGTCGTTTGACAGCTGACCCAGAACTAAAGCATACACAAAACGGCAATGCGGTAACAGGCTTTAGCATAGCTGTTGACCGTCCATACCAAAAGTCAGGAGAAGAAAGACAAGCGGATTTTATCGACATTGTAGCGTGGAGAGGTACAGCAGAATTTATCTGTAAGTACTTTAAAAAAGGCAGAAAAATAGCGGTTCAAGGAGTTATTCAAACCAGAAGCTATACAGACAAAGACGGCAATAAACGAAAAGCCTTTGAAATTTTAGCGGAAAAGGTAGATTTTGCAGACAGCAAGCAGGAAAAGAAGGGTGCCGCTGATGTACAGTACACACCTGAAAGCGGAGATTTTGAGGAAATTATGGACGATGGGGACTTGCCTTTTAACTGAGGGTTAGCGTTTATCCCGTGAATACAAAAGCGCAGGAAGTGATACTATGGACATTATTGATTACATACCACAAGGACGAGAAAATGCCGTCACAAGAGCAGAGCTGTGCAAAAGGGTAGGTTTACCGGATAGAACTGTTAGAGAACTTATATCACAAGCCAGACGGGAAACCTGCATACTTAACGCACAGGACGGGAACGGCTATTATCGCCCTGAAAAAGAAGACATACCAGCCGTTAAAGGTTGGCTAAAGCAAGAAACTGCACGGGCCAAATCTATATTTTGGAGCGCAAAAGGCGCAAGAAAGTTTTTAAAGAATAACTAAGCCGGATATACGGGGGTTCCCTGATTGTTTGCATTCGCGGGTGGTCTTGGCGTTTCCGTACGGCAGATAGTTAAAAATCGGAGGAAACTATGAAAGATGGGATTCCATATTTTCCTTTGGATTGTGAATTGGACAGTAAGTTTGAGTTAATAGAAGCAGAATTTGGTTTACAAGGATTTGCAGTAGTCGTCAAGCTCTTACAGCGCATTTATGGGGGCGAAGGTTACTACTGTGAATGGACAAAAGAGGTTGCATTGTTGTTCGCAAAGCGCAACGGTACGGGTGGCAATGCCGTTTCTGAAATAGTAGAGGCTTCTATAAAAAGAGGTATTTTTGATAAAGACATGTTTGAAAGATACGGTATTCTGACATCGAAAGGAATACAGTTGAGGTATCTAAAAGCAGTAGACCGCAGAAAGCAAGTCAAAATCAAAAAGCAATACCTCTTGGTTGAGTGCGCCATTTTACCGAAAAATGTATGCATTATCGAAGAAAATGTAAACATTATTCAAAAAAATGCTGACATTTCACAACAAAGGAAAGAAGAGGAAAGTAAAGTAAAGGAGAGTAAAGAAGAGACTACGCGCGCGCATGTGCCGTTTTCAGAGTTTTGGCCTTTGTATCCAAAGCATCAAGCGAAGGCAGCAGCAGAAAAAGCATACTTGAAGATAAAGCCTGATAGGGAGTTATTTGAAAAGATGAAAAAGGCACTGGAAGCGCAGAAATCTTCTTTTGACTGGCAAAAAGAAAACGGCAGATATATCCCACTGCCGGCAACATGGTTAAATGGCCGAAGGTGGGAAGATGAAGCGGCTGTGGAGACAGCAAAGCCCAAGAGACAAACGACTTACGACTTGGACGATTTTGAAAACTTTGATTTGGGGGAATATTTATGATGGTAGAGTTTATGGTAATAGGAGCGCCGAAGGGAAAAGAAAGACCGCGAGCTGCAAAGATTAGGGACAGAACTATTATATACACACCGAAAAAAACGAGAGATTATGAGAGAGAGATTGCGCTTGCATATCAGATAGAGTGCAGCAGTATGTTTTCAGGTGCGGTTGCGATAGAAATACATGCCTACTATGAGATACCAAAAAGTGCATCACGTAAAAGAGTTCTTGACATGGTGTCTGACAGAGAAAGACCGACCAAAAAGCCAGATGGCGACAACATCGCGAAAGCTGTCTGCGATGCACTAAATGGAATCGCCTATAAAGACGATTCGCAGGTAGTTGATTTGACTGTCAGAAAATACTACTCAAAATTTCCTCATGTGCAAGTTTTTATTTCGGAGGCGAAAGACGATGGAACATCTCACTGAATTTTACCCCGCATTTAAGCAAGTAGGACTGAAAAAGACAGGAGGAAAAGGCTGCGCCATTATCTGCAAAGACAACGATTATGAGTGTAGAAACTGCCCTTTACAAGAGGCGTTGGACAAGCTGTATAGGCTGGAAAGGGAAAAAGAATGAAATGCCTTGGCTGTTATTATTACAGGAGTATATCGCAAGGAAACACAAGGAATGATTACTGCTGTCACTATCTGATAGATACAGGGCAGTTAAGGAAAATCCCGCCCGAAGAGTGTTATATGCATATGGGCACCCCATACTTAAAGAAAAAAAGACCTAGCCGAAGCCGAAAATGGGGCACAAAAAAGTTTTCATCTGAGAGAAAGGATAACTGAAAAATGACAATAGAACAGGAATTGAGAGCATTAAGAGAGTTTCAGCATATGACACAAGTACAGCTTGCTGATAAGGCGGGCATATCTGTGACTACGCTCCGAAAGATGGAAAGAGGCGAAAGGGTAAAGTTGGATGTTTTGGAGCTGATAGCAGAAGCATTGGGCAAGAAAGTAACTGTGACGTTGATTTAAAAGGAGAAGTACATATGAATATATATTTATTAACGCAAGATGTAAACGTGGATTGGGATACATATGATTCTGCTATTGTTTGCGCAGAGAGCGAAGAAGAAGCAGTTAAGATACACCCAAATGGAGAGATTTGGGGTACTGTATCTCAATGGGACTATACTTGGGCAGAAAATCCTAGCCTTGTGAAGTGCCGAAAGATTGGAGCAGCTGATAAATCCATAGAAAAAGGCGTTATTTTGGCTTCGTTTAATGCGGGATAGTATATGAGATAGCAAAAAGAATGGAGATAGGAGAGTAAAGTTATGAAACACAAAATTGGCGACAAAGTAAGAGTAAGAGATGATTTGGAGTTGGGCGAGAGGTATTCAATGAGTAACCATAATTTTTCGGATTTTGTAACCTCGGAAATGATAATGTTCAAAGGGAAAGAAGTGACAATTTTAGATGATAATTTTTGCGGGAAGTATCGCATAAAAGAAGATAACGGAAAGTGGCGCTGGACAGATGAAATGTTTTCGGGACTAGCTGCCAATTTTCCGAAAGTCGTCATCACCACAGACGGTAAAACAACAACAGCGAAAATGTATGAAGGAAAGAAATTGCTTAAAACCGCTGAATCAAGCTGTTCTCCCGAAGATACATTCGATTTTGCTGTTGGCGCAAAGCTCGCGCTGGAGCGCGTGACTGAAAAAGAGCAAAAATTCAAAATTGGACAGTTTGTAAGAGTTATTAATAATGATACGAATAATTTTCTTATAGGACAAATTGTACAAATTATAAAGTTTGATGAAAATAAAGTTTTATGTGAAGGGTACTGCTGTGACCGCAGATGGATTGATGTGCAAAGCATGTTCGATTATCAAATCGAAGAACTGCCAGAGGATGGTGAATAAAAAATGAAAGCAAAAATTATTTCATTTGATGAGGTTTTAGATAGTATAAAAAGCGGAACTATTAAAAATATTTGTATTGTTGACCTTTTTAATAGTTATGTTCAAAGATTATCGACTGCGGAAGTGGGCTCTTTGGTGAGAGACAGAGAAGATAATATTTTTATACAAGCAGAGTTGGACGGTGAGTGATATGGCTATATATTTTATAGAGAGTAAATATAAAGAAATTTTCAAGTTAAAGCAGATGCTCGAAAAAGAAAAGATTCCTTTTGACTTTACATGCGAAAGTTACCCAGAATCAAATTTTATTCATTATCATTTGGAATATCCAAATAAGTACAAGCATGATGGAAGCCGCGTTATTTCAGTTGTTGAGGGTATTGGTTCTTATGGAAGAGAAGTGGACAAGTTAGAAATCATGGGACTTTTAACACCAGAGGAAGCAGAACGGGACAGTGTGGCGGGGTGGCTCACAGCAGATGATGTATTTAAACGGATAAAGGAGCACTACGAAAACGAGAGCAAAAAAGGTAAAGGGTGCAGTTTTTGTGCCTTTGAGCTAGAGGATTACCCATACATTTCAGCTCAAAATGACTACGATTGCAGTGGCGCGGTGTATGAGCCTGCTTTTTGTCCACTGTGCGGAAAGTGCTTAAAGGAGTAAGTGATATGAATTGGATAAGTGTAAAAGATAGGCTGCCGGAAAAAATAGCGCATGGTGTACTTAAAGCCTACCACGCATACACTTGTATGACTTTAGCGATTTGCAATTATTGGATAGATAGAGCACGATGGCTATTTGAAGATTTAAAGTTACAGTTCGATAGATTAAAAAATGTTAGAAGGTGAACAAAATGAAAGAAATTAAATTAAAAGAATGTCCTTGCTGTGGTGGGGAATCTAAACTTAGAAATATAAATGGTGTAAGTGGGAGACCAATATCCGTTTATGCGTGTTGCACCAAGTGCGGGCTTGAAACAAAACTTTTTAAAGAAAGTGTTGATTACTGCGCAAAAGAAGAAGCGGCGAAGGTGTGGAATAGGAGGGAAAGCAATATTGAAACGTGCGAGAATTGCGGATGTAGTTGTATACAAACAATACATGAGTTTTCGTTCGGACTCCCCAAAAAAACTTTTAAAAAGTGTGTTGAGTGCAAAAAACTCACAGAGGTTACAGATGAAAATTGTAAATTTTGAAATATTTAAGTGCAAAGGTTCATTATTATCATTCAAACGAAAGAATAAAGATAATCCGTTCTGTGAGTATTATGGATTGGATTTCGATGGTTTGGTTCTGAGAGAATTGCCCGAAATCACGTCTGATAATATAAAAGACATTGCATATGATTTATATATTGTGATACTAGATGAGCATAAAATTATGATTAAATTAAGAGATGCACTATGGGATGCTATTGAAGTTTATGACAACGCTAATATTTTAAGTGTCGACAGTATTAGGACAGGATTAAAACCGTTACTGGATGTTGCGACGCATGTAGTAAAGGAGTATGAAAGTGAACAAGAGTAAAAATACTACAACGATACTCTGTATCATAGTTTCTATTATCTTCCTAGTATCAACAATAACTTTAGCACTACATATGTCTTTCACCATAGTGTTTCGGTACTGGTGGGCTTTCTTGATAGGTATGATACTTTCAGGTAGTGTATTAATCTTTTGTGTGATTTTGTATATAAGTAGTTTAATAGGGAGGAAAAAGAAGAATGCGAAGAAAAAAGACAAAAACAGAAAAATACTTTGAACGTTATCGTTGGTTGGAGCAAGAACTGGAACTTTTTCCAGACACATCCGTTGCAAAAGTTTCTAAAGAGGAAATGGAAAGGATAAGAAAAAGTGTAGAGAAAATTAAAGAACCGTTAATGCGCGATATAGTTCGCTTACATTTCATAGGTGGAGTGTCTTACGTTGAAGTGGCGGAGCAACTCTTCTATTCTCATGCGACCGTCTGCAAAAAAGCTTACAAATTTTACGAGAAAGCGGATAAAAACGGGTTAGAGTATATGTAATAAAAAAAGAATTTGAAGTCACGATTTTATAAAGTAAACTAGAAGTGGGAGCTAGCTAACCACTTCTTTTTCATTTTCTATAACACTCCTTTCTAAAAAATTTGTCTTTATTGGCAGTATGAAAGATAGCATTCTCAGATGAATGCTGTTTTTCATATTATCAATAACATCGTAAAGCAGAGGGGGAGGAAATGTCCAAACGTTTAACGGACAAGCAAAAAAAGAAAATTATTGCTGATTATATCCAATGCCAAAATTATTCTGAGGTCGGAAGAACTCACGGAGTATCACCCAACACTGTAAAAGCTATTGTACAAAAAGACCCGAGTACTGCGGGAAAGTGCGAACAAAAAAAGAGTGAAAATACACAAGATGTATTGGAGTATATGGAGGGGAAAAAAGTTGAAGCGTGCAGGGTTATAGATTTACTTTTACTTGAGATGCAAGATGAAGAGAAAATCAAAAGGACAGGACTGCAAGCCATCGCAACTTCTCTAGGAATCGTTATTGACAAATTCACGGCGAATGCAACCCCGAATACCATTAGTCAAGACATGGCAGAAGATAATAGGCTATTGAAACGTCTCTTTGAAAGTGGTGATAAAGATTCTAAGTCAGAAACAAATTGATTTTATATATCGACCATTTTCTCACTGCTTAGATGTTGCAGAAGGAACTCCAAGAAGTGGAAAAACGCACGCGTCCACAAGACGTTTTGCATTGCATCTAAGAGGGAGCGACGACATCAATCATTTAATTGTCGGATATAATCAAGAGCAGGCATACAGATTAATCATTGAGGGTGATGGACATGGGCTTATTCATTATTTCAAAGGCTCAAAAATAAAGCACGATGATTCAGGAGATTATTTGCAGGTATACACGTCTAAAGGTGAAAGAAAAGTATACTTCAAGGGTGGAGGCAAAGCAGACAGCCATAAAAGCATAACAGGCATGTCGCTTGGAAGCATTTACTTTGCAGAAATCAATTTATTAAATCAAGATATGATTCAAGAGTGTTTTCGTAGAACTTTTGCTGCAAAGCACAGATGGCATATAGCAGACCTGAACCCGCCAGCACCAAATCATCCAGTTATATCAGATGTGTTTAAAGTGCAAGACACCATGTGGACGCACTGGACAATAGAGGACAATCCTATTATAACGGAAGCAAGAAAAAAAGAGATTGAGGTTATCTGTTCAAAGAATCCGTATCTATATAAACGCGATTGGCTTGGAGAGCGCTGTATTCCGCAAGGTGTGATATATGCTATGTTTGACACTCAAAAGCATATTTTATCAGAAATACCTGCAAGCGAAACAAAGATTGAAATGTTTTTTTCTGGTGATGGTGGCTTGTCTGATGCAACATCGATAGGGTGCTATATGATAACCAAAACACTACAAGGAAAATATAAGTTGCGAAGGATTGCGGGTTGGTATTATTCCGGAAGCGAAACAGGGGTAACGAAAGCTATGTCCGTACAAGCAAGAGAAATATGCAGCGTGTTTATACCTTACTGTCGGCAAGTTACAGGGATGCGAGAAACGTGTATCAAAATAGACCCTGCATGTAAGGCGTTAAGGGCCGAGTTTGATTTGCTAGGTTTTTATACTGACAAAGCGGATAATAATGCAAAGGATATAAAGGGCAGCAGTAAAGGGATTGCGGTAGGTATCGAGTATCTTCAAAGCAGTATAGCGGATGAAAATTTTTCATTAGTGGAAAATGAAAGGTTTGGACATTTAGATTTTCTACGAGAGATTGGCATGTATTGCGTGGATAGCAACGGAAAACCTATTGATGCATATAATCACGCAATGGATGAAACGAGATATGCGCACAATTATTTTTATAAAAACTATGTATTGTAGGTGTAATTGATGTTCAATGGATTGTCAAAGAGGGTGAAAAACTGGATGGAAAAAGCAAAAGCGGATACAGGTCTTGCAAAAGAATTTAAAGATATTTTTGAGCTGGGCGGTGTCCCTGCTTTTAATCAATTTTACTATTTCGGCATATTTATTTGGAAGTATTTATACAAAGGTTTTTATCGCCCGTGGCACAGGATTTTAGCTCCAACAATAGATGACCCAAACCACTATAGGGATATGGATAGAATGGACACTGCGAAAGCGATATGCGCTGAACTGGCGGGTTTGATATGGTCGGAACAGTGCGACATCCATGTTAGTCAAGAAAACACCGAAAGGCAACTGCTGGAAGAATTCGTCATTGATACCCTTACCAAAAACGCATTTTGGACAAAAATGCAGGAACATATCGAGCAAGTGCTTGCCCTTGGTGGCGGTGCGATGAAGTGCTGGTATGAAACAAAGAGAGATGCAAAGGGGGATGAAATCCCAGACACAGGACATATCTCGATTGGATTTTGCATGGCAGACCAGTTTGTACCAACTGCATGGAATAACGCAAAGGTTACGGACGGTGTTTTCATCAGTAGAGAAGCAAAAGACGGATATTATTACACTAGGCTTGAGTGGCACAAATGGAATGGGTTCAGCTACTACATTTCAAATGAACTTTTTCGGTCAGAAATCAAAAGCGGTTCACAGATAGAATCGCAGGACATATTGGGCTTTAGGTATCCTCTCGATGAAATCTATCCATTTCTTAACGCGGAGACTGAACTGAAAGGGATTGACACTTCTCTTTTTGCCTATTATAGACCGGCGATTGCAAACAACATTGACGACAATTCACCTCTTGGGGTATCTATATATGCCAATGCACTTTCAACATTAAAAGCTCTTGATATTTGCTATGACAGTTTTATCCGCGAGTTTACGCTGGGAAAGAAAAGAATTATTGTCCCGGCACAGTGTTTACGTACAGTTGTTGACGAACATGGAACTATGCATCGTTATTTTGATTCTACTGACGAAGCGTATGTTGCTTTTAAAACCGATGATACTGATGCGTTAAAAATACAGGATAACACAGTTTCGTTGCGAGTAACGGAGCATGAACAAGCGATTAATGCTTTTCTTTCCATGTTATGCTTGCAAGTTGGTTTTTCAGCAGGAACATTCACGTTTGATAAAGCCAGCGGAATAAAGACTGCAACAGAGGTTATCAGCGAAAACAGCAAGACATACAAAACAATAAAAAGTCATCAAATGCAAGTGAAAGCAGCAATCGACCAGATTGTTGATGCAATCATTCAAGTAGCGGCTCTATATGATATGACATGGGAAGGGCAGAGAATCAGCGAACTCGCAGAACGTGGATGGGAAACAAAGGTTGTCTTTGATGACTCTATCTTGCAAGACCGACAAACAAACATAAACGAAGGAATTTTACTTAAAACCAATGGGTTAATGAGCACAAAACGATTTATGATTGAAGTCTTGGGATATACCGAAGAGGAAGCCTTACAAGAAATGCAGGAGATAAAAGAGGAATCGACTGTAAGCGATTCTATGTGGGATGTAATGGAAGCGACATCACGAGAAAGTATAGCGGATACTCCAAATGAAGAACCCGAGGCAAGAGAAGGTCAAGAAGAAGCATCGGAGGATGAAAGCTAATGGCGCAATTAACTCCGGAAGAAATCATTGCGTTATCAGAGCCAATCGAACAAGTGTATGCAAGCACCGTAGATGCTTTGCTGATAAAAATAGCCGAGCATTTCAATAGTGGACATAAGCTCTCTACGTCTGTGTGGGAGCTGCAAAAACTTTCAGAACTCGGTCAGCTAAACAAAGAGTGCTTGGAAATTATCACAAAGCTAACGGGACAAGTACCAGAGATGATATATACTGCGCTTGAAAGTGCGGCGTTAGAAGCGACAAAAGATGTAGAACCGGAACTGAAAAAGGCGGCAAAGCTTGGGAAGATAGAAGCGGCAACGGCAGATAATGTCATTGCGAGCGAAAGTGTTATTGCCACATTAAGGGCATATGCCTCTCAGGCGATAGAAAAGACAAACCTTGTAAACACCACAATGCTGGAAAGTTCTCTTGACTTGTACAGGCAAGTTATCGTTAACACTGCCAATATAGAAAACCAAATGGCGGCGATACAGCAGGCTTTAAATGAGGGGACTGCGAGAGTAGCGGTAGGCGTTGAAAGCCGAAGAACTGCATTAAAGACGACACTTGAGCAAATACATAAGAATGGAATCACAGGATTTTTTGATAAAGCAGGGAGAAAATGGTCACCCGAAGCCTATGTCAATATGGATATTCGCACAACGGTTCATAATACCGCAATCGAAACAGTAAAGTTAAGGCAGCGAGATTATGGAGTGGAAATTTTTAGAGTATCTAGGCATAGTGGCGCACGTCCCCTATGCTATCCATACCAAGGATGCTATTTTTCTTGGGATAATTCAAGTGGGACTTTTACTGATGGGGAAGGTAAGCAACATCGATACTATCCCGTATCATCAACCAGCTATGGCAAGCCTGCGGGACTTTTTGGTATTAACTGCGGGCATCATCCTATCACTGTTATCCCTGGGGTGTCGATACCAAGAGACAGAATAGAACAAAACAAAGAAGAAAACGACAAAGCTTATCAGCTATCACAACAACAAAGAGCTCTAGAGAGGAATATAAGATACTCAAAGCAAAAAGCGGCAATGGAAAAAGCAGCAGGTGTGTCCAATGAAAAGACGTTACAGGAAATATCGGCTAAAGAAGATAAACTCAGAGCATTTTTAAAAGAAACAGGACGAACCAGACGAAAGGATAGGGAGAAAGTTTATGGATATGATATGTAAACATGAATACATAGGCACCGAACGAGGTATTTTTTGTAAATTTTGCGGGCAACAAAAGAAATATGAAAATAACGAAAACAAAAAAGCCCCTACGAGAAAGAAGGTAAAGAAAGATGAATGAATTTCAACGATTAATTATGTTCTTAAAGATTCAATACCACAATATGGGTATTCTTCATCGATATTTATCAGGTGATTTCGGCTGGTTTGAAAACCATGAAGAAATTGACGATTGGAAAGTATGTATTGCAAAGCAGATTGATGAAGTATGCGAGGAAGCACAGGCGCTTGGATATACAGAACCGAGTTTAAAGGATGCGCTTCTTGCGTTTGGTGGGGAGGAAATCTCACCTGAGTACCGAGGTTTAAATGCAACATTCCGAATTGCGCAAGGGATTATGCGAAGCATTGCGGGGATGATGCAGGCGGCCGAAAAGGATGTTCCTGCATCAGTAGCAAACAAGCTGCAAGAGATGGAATACAAATGGAACAAAATTGCAGATTATAAGCTTGCTCGTGTTTTAGGGGATAATCTTCAAAAGAAAGAGATTTACGAAGATGATTAGAGACGGTTGGTTTTGTTGTCCTAAGTGTGGCAAGAAACTTTTTAGGGTAAGCGAAAAAGCTGTTGCACATGGACTATCTATAAAATGTAAGTCATGCAAAAATATAATACAAATAATCATTGAGAGCCTATGAGCCGATAACCACTAAAAAAACAGTGGTTATCGGCTCTTTTTTTGTTTCGCCCTCGTGGTATGGCGTTAAACTACATCGCAATTCGCCCCTGTGGTATGGCGTTAAACTACGCCGCAGTTCGCCTGTAATCTTTCAGGCGTTAAAAAGGAAGGATGATTTTATATGGCATTTACAAGAAAAGCTTTAGCGGGTCTTGGACTTAGCGAAGAAATGGCAGAAAAAGTCATGACATTGCATGGTACCAGCATGTCAGATTTTATCCCTAAATCTGAGTTAAAAGTCAAGATTGATGAAGCTGTAGCAGAAGCACAAAGAAACATTTCTGCTCCAAATGTAAAAGATAGTGACGATTATAAGGCACTCCAAAGAGATTTTGATTCATACAAAAAGAAAATTGAAATTTCTTCTCAGCTGAAAGAGGGCGGAGTAAAAGAAAAATTCCTTGATAATGTTTACTCGCTTTTAGAGGAAGGCAAAGAGCCTTTGGAGCAGCTTGAAACTATCAAACAACAATATGAGGAATATTTTATGCCGACGGAGGGCAAGACACCTGCGCAAACTCCCCAGTTTGGGGCGCAGGTCAAAGGACAAATGCCGAGTGGAAACACAGGAAAAACGATTGAAAGCATTTGGGGACTTCCGTCTAAATAGGAGGTTAAAAAATGGCATTTACTCAGCAATCACTAAACTACGCAACAGAATATTCAAAAGCGATGGCAAACGCTTATCCGTACTGGTCACACTTTTCGGATTTGTATGGAAGCCCTAACAGCGCAACCTATAAACCTGTATCAGGTAATGCGGTAGAGGTACAAAGCATGACAGTAAGCGGAGCAAAAGCGGTTGACCGCAACAACATTTCAGGAAACTTTACAAGAAATTTCAACACCAAAGAGCAAGTTTTGACAATGCGAATGGATAGAGAGTGGGACACTCTTGTTGACCATATGGACATGCAGGAAGACCCAATCGTGAACATTGCAAATATTACAAAAACCTTTAACGAATTTCAAAAAGTTCCCGAGATGGATGCATACGCGGCATCTACATTATTCAAAGCATCAAGTGATTTTGGCAGTATCGATACGACGGCATTGACCGCTGATAACATCTTATCACAGTGGGATACATACCTGGCTTATATGGTAAATCAGCGAGTGCCTAGAGATAGAATCAGAGCAAAAATGCGTCCTGACACATACAAGCTACTTAAGGAAGCAGCAGGAATCACACGCTTTGTTGAAGCTGATACAGGTATCAGAAATATTGACAGAAATGTCGGAAAATTGGACGGCGTTTCTATCATGGAAGTGCCGGACGATTTAATGATGACTGCATACGATTTTACCGAAGGTTGGGTTGCGGATACATCTGCAAAACAAATCAACATGCTTTTATTTGACCCAATCGCAATTGCGGCACCCGTTGTCTATGAAACATCAATGATGACAGCTCCGACAGCACAATCAAAAGGCAAATGGCTTTATTACGAGAGATACTATTATGATGTTTTTGCTCTAAATCAAAGATTGCCTGGCATTTTTGCACATGTAGCTGCTGAACCAACAATCGGTGCTCTCACAATCACTACCACAGCTGGAGCAGACAGTACACATACAATTCTTCACATTCCTGAACAGGCTCCATTCGGTATGGCTTATGTAGCAAAATCCGACACTGGCGCAACATCTGTGAACTATGGTGATGCTTTAACATCCGGGTGGACAGAAGTGACAGACGGCTCAAGCGTTACAACTGCAAGCGGTCAAACAGTAACTGTTGCACTTGTAAACAAAACAAAAGGCAATATTGCTACTGCTGTAGGGTCTGCTGCCGCAGTAGTTGGGTCTTAATATGGCATACGTTACATATGACCAGTATGTAAAAGAGTATGGAAAACCACCCATTACTGAGAATGAATTTCCCATTTATGCCGAGTGTGCCTCTACCCTGATTGACAGTATCACGCAATATCGAATCGTAAAGGCTGGAGGAATTGAAACGTTTCCAAAATGGGTTCAGGAAATCGTACAAAAGGCGTGCGCTGCACAAGTGATGTATTTCACTCAAGTGGGACTTGAAACAGCTTTGACAGGACAAGCAGGGCAGTCGTTTACCGTAGGAAAGGTTTCTGTATCTGGCGGTGCATTATCAGGCACAGGACAGAAGGCAGGCAGCCTTATGGTAAGTCCTCTTACCGCAGTGTTATTGGAACAAACTCCACTAATGGAAAGAGGTGTACAAGTATGCTCAGACCGATACCTCAATCCCTTTTGGGGGATATGATGACGCTAAAAGTTTGTATTGGTATGGATGCGTGGCAAAATCCGAGCTGGCAAGAGTATACCGTACAAAATGTTCATATCCAGAACACAAACGAAGTTAAAAAAACAAAAGAAAATACCGAGGTTGTGCTGCGTTCAATTCTTTTTATTGATAGCAGAAGGTCAACACCTTTACTGGATTATGATGCCTTGGCAGAGCAATCACAGAAGGCGGGGAAGCCGTTGCGATGTGTAGTTTATAACTCTAATGGACAAAAATATGGAGAATACGAAGTATTAACGGTTGACCCCGTACCAGACGTACCTGCAACGCGAATTCATCATATTGAATTGGGGTTGGTGTAATGGCAAATGTAAAAATCAAACGTAATCTTGGTGCGATAACTGCAAAAATCAATGCTGGAGCACAGTCAATGAAAGTAGCTGTGACAGAATCTGTTATTGAGTATGGAAACATTTTTGTACGGGAAGACCAAGGAACTCTTAAAGATAGCGCATTAACATCCAGCCAGCCACAAAAAGGACTTGCTGTCTGGGATACTGACTATGCTAAAAAAGTTTACTACACAGGGAGTCCCTCAAAAGACGTAAATCCAGATGCATCTCTGATGTGGGCCGAAAAAGGTGTAAACACCTATAAAAAAGAGCTGGACAAAGTGGCTCAAAACGCTTTTGAGAAAGGACTTGGTAAACAGTGAGTGTATATGACGATGTTTTACTGGCAGTAGTAAATCTGGCACAAGAAACACAACCCTACTCAACCATAGCCATTGGCAGTATGCCCCCTGAAAATGGAATCTCGATGGCGTATTCAAGCGGTTCTCTTGAGACTTACCTGAGTAAAAAAGCCGCAGTTACAATGTCGGTAGTCCTAAATGGAAAACATGATAATCAACAAACCGTTCTGGACACACTGGGGAAAATCCATACTTATCTGAACATGCGGAACACGTATCCGCAGGCAAATAATTTTCAAATAGTAAACATTTTGACAACTTCCCCACCTTCCTATTTGGGACGGGAAGAAAATAGACAGTGGCTGTATGGGTCGTCACTGGCTATACGATTTTATCTGAAAGGAGACTAAAGAATGGCAGGAAATCTTTTTACTGTCTATGGGATTGAAGCGAGCATTCTAACGGCTTCGGAACCATCTGAAACCTATTCACCTTTGTGCGATGGTATTGATAACCTCGCGGAAGCATTGAACGAAGTCGTACAACAATACTTTTTTCTTTGTGACAAAGGATTTGCACGCAACCACGTAACAGGTATGGCTCCGTCTTATACCTTGACAGGCCGCCGTATTATGGGGGATACCGCGCAAGACTTTATTTTCACAAAAAAGTATGGTCTTGGAGCAGACAGGCAAACAACTTTTAAGTTGTCGTTTAATAACGGAACGGCTACGCAAACAATCACATGTCCATGTACGATTTGCAACATTCAGGAATTCTCAGGTGCATCAACAGACGACAGTGCGATTTCATTTGAAATTCGTTTTGATGGAAAACCCTCCATTGGTAGTGGAGATTAAAGGAAAAATGGAGGCTGGGGGGATACTTCCAGCCTTTTTTATTAGGAGGATATATGTACACGATTGAAAAAAGCAGAACGTTTGATGACGAACTAAAAATCACAGATGAGAGCAGAGAGCTTTTGTTGAAAATTCATCTTGAAATAAATCCCAGCATGATACCGCAGTATCGCGCGCTATTACTTCGACTAACCGAATTGCAAAAACAATCCCAACCGGATGTAACATCCATTGGAGCATGCATTGTTGATATTATGGGGCTTTTACTTGGAAAAACCAATACAGAAAAAATTATTGCATTTTATGAAAACAATTATACCCAAATGCTTTATGACATTTTTCCTTACATACAGCAGGTCATCGTACCGGAAGTCGAAAAGTTAGCAAAAGACAGAAAGAAAATGTTTTCTAAAAAATGGCGTTAAGTCTCACTAATTCACCCCAAAAATATCTCTATTTTGAAGGGCGAAAAATCAGGATAAAGCCGTATATAAGGAATGTTCTTTTTTGTCTTGAAGTTTTAAACGATTCTGTTTTGTCAAATGCCGACAAAATGGATTTATGCATAAAAGTTCTGGTTAGTCATTGGCACAGCTGCATACCAAAAAAAGAAAAGCTTTTGGAAGAAATCTTCAAATTTTTACAAGGAGACAGCCAAAAAGAAGAGAGACTGAAAGTTTTTGATTTTGAGCAGGATGCAGCTTTAATTTACGCAGGTTTTTTACAGGCTTATGGAATAGATTTGCACAAGAGAAAGTGGAGACGTATGCACTGGCATACTTTTATGGCTCTTTTTTCTGGGTTACCGGAAGAAACTCGAATCATGCAAATCATCAGCATAAGGGCAAAGCCACTGCCAAAACCAACAAAATACAATGCGGAAGAACGCCAGCAGCTTATGAGATTAAAAGCTATTTACAGGCTTGAAATTTCGGAAGAGGAAAGAGAGCGTCAGCTTGCCACAGGACTATGGAAACTCGCAGAAATGCTACAAAGTATGGCAAAGAAGGGGAGAGAATAAGTGGCAGAAGGACAAGTTACATATGAAATTAGGGCTGACGACTCTAAAATAGCAAAAGACCTTGATAAGGCAGAAAAAAAGATGGAATCGGAGCTTTCAAGCGGTAGTAAAAAAGCCGGAGAAGCCATTGACAAAAATATCGGTTCGGCAACCGCAAATGTTGAAAAGAAATCATCTAAAATGTCAACCACAGTCAAGGATTCTTTGGGTAGTATTGCTTCGGATATATCAACAACCGTGGTGAATTCAACCGGACAGCTGGGGACGGCTGTGTCAGGAATGACAAGCACGATTTCATCCGCAGGGCTTACCGGTGCGGCAGCTTTTGCAGGAATAGGAACGGCTGCGGTTGCGGTTGGTGGAATGGCAATAAATGTTGCTGCCGACCTTGATTCTGCTATGGCCCAGTTTGCTGCATCCACGGGAAAAAGTGGAGAAGCATTGGGAGACTATGAAGAAACATTGAAAGACATTTATGCAGGGGGCTACGGAGAATCTTTTACAGATATATCCGATGCAATGGCAACGGTAACCCAGCAGATGGGTGACCTTGACCAAGCCAGCTTGCAAAATATTACGGAATCAGCATTTTTGCTCAGAGATACGTTTGGTTATGACATCAACGAATCAGTAAGAGCTGCAAGCACCATGATGACCCAATTTGGAATTGATGGGGATACCGCAATGGCGCTTATCGCTAAAGGGGCACAAAATGGATTGGACTACTCAGGAGAGTTACTAGACAGTATTAGCGAGTACTCCGTACAATTTGCAAAAGTTGGGCTTGATGCTGATGACATGTTCAAAATCATGCAAAAAGGAGCCGAAACGGGAGCTTTTAACCTTGATAAAGTCGGTGATGCCATAAAAGAAATGTCGATTCGTGTTGTCGACGGGTCGAACACAACGAAACAAGGGTTTGAGCTGATTGGTCTAAATGCTGATGAAATGTCAGCCAAATTTGCCGCTGGTGGAGAAAGTGCTAAAGAGGCGTTTAATCAAACGATAGATGCCTTATCCGCAATGGAAGACCCTCTGGAGCAGAACATTGCGGGGGTCGACATTTTCGGCACGCAATGGGAAGATTTAGGCCCCGAAGTGGTGACACAGCTTGCAGATATTGAGGATGGAGCATACGCGACATCGGAATCACTGGAGGAAATGAAAGACCAGAAGATGGACGGATTGAACGCAACTTTAGACCAACTAAAGCGTTCTCTGGAACTGCTGATTGAACCTCTTGGAAATATGCTAATTCCTCTGCTTACACAGCTAACAGATTTGATTTTGCCTCTACTGACAACGGTGTTGGAACCGATAATGACGTTGTTAACCAGTATTTTATCGTTAGCATTGCAACCCATCATGGATTTATTAAATATTGTTCTTCCAATGTTAACACAGCTCCTTGAGGCAATTCTTGCACCTTTACAGGATATATTAACAACAATTTTGCAACCATTACTCGACTTAATAAATATGGCGATTCAACCCATTATTGACTTACTTCAAGGGGTGTTGATGCCAATCATTGACAAGCTGATGCCCATTATACAGAAGCTGGCAGATATGTTTTCGGCTACTCTGGGCAATGCAATCAAGGGTGTGAAAGACTTACTTGACCCCTTAATTGGTGCATTTCAAGGTGTCCTTGACTTTATTACCGGAGTTTTTACGGGAAATTGGGAGCAGGCATGGAACGGAATTGTAAATTTGTTCAAAAATGCACTTAATATTTTGCCGGCAGCTTTTGAGTGGATAGTGAACGCCATCGTCGATATTATAAACGGTATCACAGGCGGTATTTCCAGTGCGTGGACATGGGCTGGATTGCCGGCAATCCCCAAAATTCCGCATGCAACGATTCCACGGTTTAAGGCCGGTATTGATTTTGTACCAAATGATTTTTTCCCCGCGTTTCTTGATGCAGGAGAGCGCGTACTTACAAGAGAAGAAAACGCGAGATTTAACGCTTTGGGAGGATTAACCGGACTTGAACAGTCTATGACTAGAAATCTTGCGTACAATGTGGGAGTAAATCAAGCTCCAATAACAATTATTGTGGAATCCCCCGTTTCACTTGATGGAAAGACTATCTCAAAAAACAGTACAAAGCATCAATACGTAAATACGGCGGTGAAACGATACAAATGATAAAGCTATATATAAACGGAGAATTGCGTGAGGACGTTTGGATTCAGGCTGGGGGAACGCTGGAACAAACAGAGGAACACACGACGGAATCCAATATATCAGTTAAAGTTTCAATTGTTTCCGATAATCTGGCAGTATATGATTATGTACAGATTTACGATGAGGACACAATTATTTTTGCAGGGAATATTCTGTCTTTAAACCAACAGATGTTAGACAGTGGATATACAGGGCTTGATTTTAGAGTGTATGACCTTGTTATGGCATGTAACGCCGATTTAGTCGCAAACATTCTCGTTGACATGTCTTTTCCGGCAGGCGCAACAGTAACTCAAATTTTAAAAGGTAATCATAATGGAGACGCATGGTACAACGAAAGTTTGGGAGAATTTGCCGGGGTTATCGACACAAGAATTGTACCGGAGGGCTGTACTGTTGGCACGGTGGCCAACTATAACACCACGGCCTTAGAAAGTACATCTTATGTATGGGGAGAAACTGTCAAGGAACTGCTTGATAACCTTGCGGAACTCACTCTTTCGTACTGGGAGATTACAAACGATAAAGTTTTTAACTTTCAACCTAAAAGTGCCAACGCAATAGCTCCAATCGGAATAACGGAAGAAAGTCAAATTTTCGCATTGGAAGTAGAAAATGATAGTTTAGCAACCTACTCCGTAGTGCGCGTAGTAGGGGGAGATGGAGAACTTCGCGCGCAAAGCTATACTTACCCAACTGAATTGTTTTATTTTTCTGATGAAAAAACTTTAACTTGTACAAAAAAGCTTGCTTCGGTTGACACAATAACAGGGCTTGACTTAAACGGAAATGTTGTCACTGTTTATGTTGGTTTTAATGGCATTCATGATGATGATACTCACTATACGGTGCTTATGTCGTATGGTGGAAATACTCTTAAAATAAAAGATAACTATAACTTCAAATTTGACCCTAATAGAGGCACTTTGTGGGGAGTATCTTTGCTACAAAAGATAACGGCCCGCGCAGTGTCTGATGAAGCTTGCAACCGTATACGAGAAAAACGTGGCGGAACAGGAGTTATCGAGTATATCTTAGAAGATGAAACCATAAGCACTTACAATGATGCAATGTTAAATGCCACACGTTTTTTAGATAGTCATAAAAATAACATACAAACAGTAAAATTTTCAACGTTTGAAAAAGGACTTGCGGTAGGCCAACGTATAACCGGAAATATTCCTTACTATAAAATTTCAGGAAGTTACTATGTGGGTGCTGTTGTGGTTAACTTTGTACTTGACGATACGCAGTATTTAATCGCACAGTACGATATAGAGTGTACATCTTCACTATATAGAGATAACTACAAAACGCTTTTCTATCTTCCTCAAACAATAAGCTTTGAAGTAGGCGAAGACGATGGAAATATTAACGGGTTCACCTATAGTGTAGAGGTTGATATTATAATTACACTTAAAACTCAAATCAGCAATATTCCTACGTGGGAAGAGGTTACGGGACAACAGTGGAGCACTATCAATGGGATAACGTGGAATGATTTTTACAGATTTACAGAGGGGGTAACGCTTACGGGAAATTATGCAACAGAAACAATTAGAGGGCTTTTTGCTCAATTTGCGCAGGGTGATTTGTTTAAAGATTCTCCTGATTATCAGCAAATAGGGATTCAAGCAGCTAACTTTAATATGGCACTGTCCATATATATGACTGGAGATGGTCAACAGGCGTCAGCATTAATTCAGGATACTACTCCAACGGTAGGGACACAGTTTACAAACTCGTACTATGTCAATGAAACTGAAGCGCAGTTTCATATCGATAAACTATCTATGCCGATGTATGCCGGAGGAATGGACCAGAACTCGATGGAAATTCCTGTTGATATTGATAAAAGCCCAAGCAATCCACAAGGCCAGTATGCGATGACAATCGGAATTACTGTGGATTTTCAGTAAAGGAGGAAAATATGTCTTACTCATCAGAAACCCCTGTTTTTGGTCTGCCACAATGGCAAATGTCTGACATCATTTCTATGCTTGACTTCAATAATGCATTTTTGGACATAGATAGTAAAGCAGTACCAAATACTAGGAAAGTGAATGGAAAAGCATTGACGGGAGATATATCCCTTTCGTCATCTGATGTTGGAGCAGTACCAACAACGAGAACAGTAAATAATAAAGCTTTATCAACGGATATATCTCTTACTGCGTCTGATGTAGGTGCAGTTCCTACATCAAGAACCGTGAACGGAAAACCGCTGTCTGGAAACGTTACGCTAACTTATAGTGATGTCGGAGCAGTATCAGATACAACAACCATTAATGGCCAACCGCTTGAAGGAAATGTGGTTATAAATGTTGAATCAAACTTTTTGGCTGCATATCCAGTGGGTGCGCTCTTTTTCACAACTATATCCACAAACCCCGGCACACTTTATGGCGGTACATGGGCAGCGTGGGGAGGCGGTCGAACACCCGTGGGAGTAAATACCGCAGATACAAGTTTTAATACGGTAGAGAAAACAGGCGGTGAAAAGACACATACATTAACCGTAGATGAGATACCCCCACACAACCATAGACAAATCAATTATTGGAGTGGCAATGCTGGAAGCAATACCGTAGTAACGCAAGGTTTAGAAACATCTGACCCGAGACAATATGGAACTTACGATGTTTTTACAGAAAATACAGGCGGTGGACAAGCACATAATAACTTGCAGCCGTACATCACATGCTATATATGGAAAAGGACGACATAAGGAGGAAAGAAAATGGCGCTGGAAAAGAAATTGACTAATGAAAAAGGAATCGAGACAAATTACCACAGAATAGAAAGCATTTCAATGGTAGAAGGAATTAAGGTAATCGTAAAAAGTTATAGTGATGAAAGCTACCGTTTGAAAGAAAAAGAAAATGAAGCTTTGATAGAAAAGCAAGAAGCAATCAAAAAAGAATTGCAGGCCGAAATGGAGAAAACAGGAGAAGAATATAGTAAAGAAAAAGTAATTGCATTGACAGAAGAAAATAACGCAATCGGTTTCCCAACGAAGATAGACTTAGCGGTATTCATCCGCGAGTTTTCATATCCTCTCGACAAGGAAACAGCAGTCAGCTATGAAGCTATGTATCAAAAGTTAAAGAAAGAGCCCATGTTTGAGGGTGCGGTAGATATTTTGGAGGATGAGTAATATGCAACTATCAGTAATCGATGTAAGCGAACATCAAGGAAACATTGATTGGCAGAAAGTAAAAAATGCAGGTATTGCAGGAGCAATGATTCGCAGCGGATACGGTGTAAAATCACCAAGCCAAATTGATAAAAAATTTTCCAATAATCTGTCCGGCTGTCAGAAGGTTGGTATACCTTATGGTTTTTATCATTATTCTTATGCTGTAAGCGTTGCTGAGGCCGAACAGGAAGCGGATTTTTGTCTTGAAATTATTTCAGGAAGTCATCCGCAATTTCCTGTAGCATTTGATATGGAAGAAAACAGTCAGGCAGCGCTGGGCAAAACAACCTGTACGGACTTGGTCATTGCTTTTTGCAATAAAATTCGTGCAGCCGGCTATATACCGATGTTGTACACCAATTTAAACTGGGCGAACCATCATATTGATATGGCACGTATTGATGCTGCAGGTATCGATGTATGGTTGGCACAATATAATGTGCAATGTGACTATAAAGGCGCATATACTATGTGGCAGTATACGTCCAAAGGTGTAGTTGATGGTATTACAGCCAATACAGTAGATATGAATTGGTGCTATAAAGATTATACGACTGGAGTTGAACCAGCACCAATGCCGCAGCCAATACCGGAATCGGATTATGATACTTATACAGTTATGGCAGGGGATACATTAAGCGGTATTGCTGCAAAGTTTGGCACTACTTATCAAGAACTTGCTGCAATCAATGGTATTGAGGATCCTAATGTGATTCATGTAGGCCAAATTATCAAGCTCAAAGGCAATGCGACAAGCACACCACAAGGTGGAACTACCTACACAGTACAAGCGGGAGATACGCTAAGTGGAATCGCTGCAAAGTACGGTACTACCTATCAGGAACTAGCTGCTTTAAATGGTATTGCAGACCCTAACATCATCCATGTGGGACAAGTCTTGAAGGTCTCAGGCAGCACGGCAGGTCGCACTTACACAGTGCAGTCCGGTGACACTCTTTGGGACATCGCACAAAATCAGTTAGGTGACGGAGCACGATTTAGAGAAATCATCGCTATCAACGGACTTTTATCCGATACCATTTACCCCGGTCAAGTGCTACAGCTGCCATAAAAGAGGTGGAGGTATGGGAGAGACAGATATATCTTTAGGAAAAGCAATAGATGCTGCGGCATCGGCACATAAACGTGTTGATGCGCTAGAGCGTGAAGTGAAAGACTTGCGAACTTTAACCCTTGCTATTGCAAAGGTTGACTGTAAAGTTGATAACATCAGAGAAGATATGGAAGAAATCAAGCAGGAAGTTCAACAAGTGGTATCCCGCCCTATAAAGTGGTGGGATAAAATCGTGGCTGCTGCCATAGGTGCCTGTGCTTCGGGTATCGTGGCGGCGATACTGGCGACAATTTTAAAATAAAGGAGTTTTTACATATGGATTTTTTAGAATATATCAAACCGGAACTATTGATTTTGGTACCTGTACTGTATGTAATTGGTATGGCTATCAAGAAAACAGCCTTGATTGCAGATAAGCTGATTCCGCTTGCAGTAGGTGCGGCAGGTATCCTGCTATCTATCATCTACGTACTGGCTACCAGTGACCTAGGTAGCCCGCAAGCTGTAGCTATGGCTATCTTTACAGCACTGACACAGGGTGTACTGGTAAGCGGTGCAAGTGTGTATGCGAACCAAATTTTTAAGCAGTTTAAAGGCGATAGCTCAAAAGATAGTGATACAGACACAGAACAAAAATAGGTAAAAAAGTAGTCCTCCCTTGCATAATATAAGGGAGGACTTTTTTATTTTTACCGAAAAATATACTTCGTTCGTATCGTTCGCATATCTTAGTGTAACATAATTAATACAAAAATAAAGTTAAGACCATTAATACCTTTGTATGCCAAATATTGACATAATGTGACACATAGTGTACTATAAAATATACATTTTGCGAATAGATTTTTTAAAAGCGCACGTTAAAACTACAAATTTTTGTTGCAAAAATTACCTATATGTAATAAAATATGTATACAAGAGGTATCAAATGGGAAAACTAAATGAGATGGAAAAGTTAAAAAACTTAATTCATGGCGTTCGATATCATCCGCTATTGCTCGATGAGATAAAAGATTTAGTATTTGGTACAGGTCATGAAAAAGAGTTTTTTAGCTCCTTGCAATCTCAATTAACATTTGTAAAAACACTGGGTTATAGTGCTGTTTGTATGAAGCAAATCGAAAAGTTAAAAAATTCATCAGATTTATATTCCATGCATTTAGAATCTAAAAATTTTAACTACAGGATACTCTTTTCGTTTATGGAAAATGGTGAAACTTTGTTACATCTTTTCTATGAGAGACAAGGTAAGAGGCATACAGATTATTCGAGGCATACTCCTATAGCGCAAATCAGGCTTCAGGAATTAAAGGAGGAATTGGAATGAAACATTTATCTCAACCAATCGAAACGTTATATGATGAGTTTTTACCTTATGTTTCTTCAGCGGAAATTAATGCAATTAGGATAAAAGCTGTTGTTGCAGCTGTGATATTAAAAAAACGTATTAGCCTTGGGATGAACCAAAAAGAATTTGCTAGCTATATGGGAGTTTCACAAGGAATGATTTCTAAGTGGGAAAGTGGAAATTATAATTTCACTATAGATAGTCTTTGCGAAATATCTGAAAAAATTGATTTGGATTTTGATATATCTCTTGAAAAAAATAAGCAAATAATTGATTTTCCATCAAAACAGGAACAATGGGCGTATCAAGAGGATACAGCTTGTGTTTTTATATGCGACCTGAAAGTCGTTTGATAAATAGGTTGGAGGCAAACAGTGGATATTACACAGATTAAAGCACAGTTTCAATTTAGAGCAAATACAATAAGAAGCATTTCCTTAACAAACAATTTTGTTACTTTAAATGGTCATGAAAATTTGAAACGGTCTATGGACACAGAATATGAAATAATAGAAATAGAAGAATTGGACAATGAAATTCAAGGAGTATTAACGTTAAAAGTACTTGCGCGCGTCACAGGGAATAATGATAAAAAATTTGAAATTTCTATATTATTAGAAGGTTTTTTTGTCGGGGAAAATATGGATATAGAGAATTTTACTAAAATGTTAGTGACAAATGGAAGCGCAGCTTTGTACTCTATAGCGCGCGCACAGATACTCTCCTTATCGTCACAGTCTTTAGCAGGCGGGGAATTCATTCTACCGATGGTAAACTTCTTTAAAGCTAAAGATTTGAAAGTCAAAGAAAAACAATCCGAACAAAAATAAAGGGTAGCGGTTTAACCGTTACCCTCTTTTTTTATGCATTTAAAAACAAATTCTTTTAAAATATCGTTTACTGATTTTCCTTGCTCTTCCGCATAACATCGAAAGGCTTCTCCGTCATCTCTAAGTAACTTGCAAGATAAAACAATCATATTTTTCTTATCCCAAGAGTTTCTTGCTCTTTTTTGAGCTTCGCTTATAGCCATAATATCACCCCTAATAAGTATAACATATATAGTATACGGTATACAGTATAAAAATATACAAAAATATACGGTATACTTTGTTGAATATTACATCTTTACATATACGGTATACCGTAGTATAATATAGACATAGACAAGAGATAAGAACACAAAAACAAAGGAGATATATAAAATGAAAATCGAAACATTACTTGAAACTTTACCACAACTTGAAGGAAGCGAAAAACAAATTGCATGGGCAGAAGATATCAGAAAAGAATTTGTAGAGCAAGCTACAGTATACTACAACTGGATTTTAGCAAAAGGCGAAGCAAGAGCAGAAAAAGTTTTGGCAAAAGGCA